TAGAGCTAGCGTAGATGAATCCTTGTCCACCACTAATTTTATCATCTGGATCAAACATATCCTGAGAAGCATAGGTATGGTTTGTAACAACCAAACCAATGTTATACTTGGCAATTCGATTCACAGAATTTCGAACAAGAGCAGTAAGGGACTTTGCCTTTCGACCAAGATCGCCTTTCATATCGCCCGATTCAAACTGGTTTACATCTGTGGGCGTTAAAAGCATACCTAAAGAATCAACCACAAACATAACCTTTGGGCGCTCTTCCTCTTCAAGGTGCCCGTAATTATCTGCGTATTCTTTCACAAAGTCGGACAAAATTTTTGCCACGTCGTCAATCATGCTCACACCAATGCGCAGGAGTTTGTCTTCACTTGTATCAACACCTACGGCCTGTAGCCACTTCTCGTCAAGGGCGTTCTCTGAATCTAATAGCACAACAAAAATGCCTTGATCCTGTGCATTGCGTACTACATTACCAGATGCAATAAAGCTCTTGCCCGAGCCTGACTCGCCTGCCAAACAGACTACCTTACCAAGAGGAACGCCCCTCTCGAAATCACCAGAGATGAGGTAGTTAAGAGCATAGTTGCCTGTACTTACCCATGTATTAGGGTCATGGAACCCGGCACTAATGCCTGAGATACTTTTAGTTATACCCTTCCTAAATTTGGAAGGATCGAATGGTCTTGTCATAATTATTCTCCGTTTTGAGATCTATGGGGAGGGTTTCCCCTCCCCATAGCAGTCTTAGCTTTGTGCCCGTTGGCGGATCTTTGCTAGAATGTCTTGAGCAGAAGATGCAGACTTAGGTGCTTCTTCGTCCTTAGGTTCTGCAGGGGCTTCAACCTTCTCTTCTGCCTTTGGAGCAGGAGTAGATGATTCAGCCTCCTTCTTCGAATCTGTAGACTTGGTGCCACCCTTTGCATTGTCGCTGTCGTCATTCAGACCTTCGATCTGTACACCGAAAGGTCTATAGAAACGTCCCCAACGATCTGGGTCATATAGCTCGCCGTTGACCGACGCTTCAAACATCTCTACCATTGCGGCAAGATGCTCCTCGGATGGACGTGCAGGTAGCCAATCGTTGAGATTGAACAGGCCGTGCTTCTCAATGTCAGCTAGCTGATCTTCAGTTAGGGCCGTTTCGCGACGCGCCCACTTCGAGGTGCTGTAATCTCGGTACTGTCCCTTCTTTGTTACATTGATACGGAAATCCAGCCCGTTCACGTAGTCAACGGGATTTGATTCTAGGTCTGGATCATTCAATGCGTCCTTTACCAGATTGAAAATCTGAGGGCCGATTGTCAACTTACGAATTGGGTTCGGGTCTTCGTACTTCTCATTCAGAGGATCTTCGAGGATCAATCCCTGAAAGAGATAGGAACGCTTCTTCCAATACTTCCGTGCCTCATCTTCGAGACTCTTGTCCTGCCACCAAGGGCGCACCTGAGCGAGAATAGGGCAAGAATCACCCCACATCTCAACGCATGGGACTCGGACGGTCACCGTGCGGGTTTCATCACCACCCTTTACGCCTGGGAAGGGCAGATTGATAACCTGTCGCTCCCTCCAGAAGAAGACATTGTCTTCGTCAGCATCTGGTAGAAAGCGAACAACAGCAGAGCTGCCTTCGTCGATTTTCCAAAATGGGTAGTTGATGGATGTTCCGGAGAACTGTTGTGAATTTTGACGATTTTCCATCGCCTTGAGCTTTGCTCGGATCTGATCTAATGTAGCCATGATTAATAACTCCTATTTGTTTTCCTAAATGCGTTCCATGTTTCTCTAGTCGATTGCATTACTTTCGATTCGAGTTGCAATGTTCTATAACGCATGTACACATTATAGACACCTTGCACAGAATAGTCAATTCTAGACTAAGTCTGTAGACAACTTTGTTTCACCTTCAAAAAGAAAGGGTGACATTGCTGTCACCCTTATTTAGCTTTTTTGTTGTTATCTGCGCTTATTTTATTTAATCTTTTTCTCGAATATTTTATCCGATACAAACTTTAGATTTATCTGCTTGCCCTTACGATTTCCGATATTAATTTCTGATCCATCGAACATATTTTCGTCCAGCAAATCATAAAGGTCGAAATATTCCACACCGAATGTTTCTCCTTCGCTTGGGTATTCACATAAGAAATATCTAGTCGATAACTTTTTCGATAAAAATTCACAAAGCTCTTCGATACCTACATAATCGCCACGGAAAATATCTTTACCATTTACTAGAACCTTTGCATACGTTTCTTCTTCGAACAAAACTCTGTCATCATATTTCGAAAGCTTCTTGCCATACCCTTCTACAATATTCTCGATAACATCTAATCCTGCTTCTTCTTGCTTTGGTTTATCAACTTCTTCAAGATTCTCTAGCACATTGCGAACTACTGTCTTTTCAAAGTCACTAATCTCTTCACCTTCCGATAGCTTATCACCAACACGGGCAACGAACTTCGATAGAGAAGACTCTTCCTGAACACGCTCGGAGATTTTTCTAATCTTATATCCTAATTTCTGTATCGGGTTCTCAAACTCAAAGATGTCATCTTCGGAAAGTTCTTCACGATAAATTGTGAACACTTCTTTGCTAGCTTCTTCAATCTTTGCCTTCCAATTCTGCTTCTCTGTTACTAGCTTATTCACTAGTGGCAAAATCTCTCCTATCTTCTCATCGAACTTCTTAACCGTAAACATATCGACCAGAGAGTCGTCGGACTTTTCTTCCTCGGCACATTCTTCCTGACTTTCTACTTCTTCTTTTACACGACTGTAGCTCTTGGCGCCCGATAGTTTGCCAAGAGTATCTCTAATTTGGCTGATGTTCTCTCTTACAACCTTTACAATATCTTCGCTGCCTTCGTTGATCAGTTTGTTGCTTCGTGCGTAACGATAGAATTCTCGTAGCTTGATAAAGTTACCTGTTTGATTTACGATGTACTGCCCAATATTGTCGCTCATCTCGCCACCTTCATAAATGTGGCGGGCCATTGCTCGCGCCCCAGGCAGATGATTATGAGGGAATCGGAATCGCTCGCCATTTGTCTCGAGGAAGATAGAGTGAATGGCGCGGCTGCGAGCACCGTGGCGCTCTTCATCCACAGCCTGTCTATGTCTAATCACAAGGCGGACCGATTCTAAGGTCTGATAACTGGTCTTCTTGCTGCCGTGTAGTCTTGACAACGATGCTTCTGCTACCGGGGTAATAATGGTTTCTATCGTTTCGACTGTACTTTCCAAAACGTCAGATTTGTTTTCTTCTCTTCCTCTCACTTTTTCTACCTCGTATGAAAATTCTCTTGGGCTAATTGTTTTACCAAATACGTTGATATGGGTCTTCAGCATATATGACTGGGCCAACTGTTTTATATGTTTCATTAAAGACTCTAGTTCTTCTAATGGAATATTACTGTTGCGAATGAAACGAATAGTGTCTTCGGATTCGTCTAGACTTACCATATAGTTTGGGTCTTTGATAAAAAACTTGCGAGCTTCTTCTGGATTAGATATTTCGTCGCCACGATCATTATACATTAACGGTTGGTGATCATAACCTTTAACAATCTGAAAAATTTTATCTGCGATTTTGCTGTAATTGACCATTTACCTTTGCCTTTTTGTTTTAGTATTTATCAATTCAGCACAATATTAAATAATTAAAGGCAGCGGCGCCTCGAAATCTTCTTCAAAAATGCCGCCTACATTACTATTGACATGATTATGTAGTTGGTCGTCCCATGTAGATATGTGCTGAACCATTCGAATAATTACAAGAAGCGCCGATATGAGATCGTCTGTTTCTCCTACTGCGGCTCTATAGGTGTTACCAGCTGCAATATAATATTTTAATTCATGAATAAGATTCGTGCTTTGAAGTCTGATTTTATCTTGTTCAATAAGAGTCTTTAATTTGGCACATGCTTCAAGCTTTGTGGTATTTGTTGTTAGGTAACCTTTTCTTTTATTTCTAGAACCTAAATGGCGATTTGGATCATGCATAAACACGCCAGGAAACCTTTCTTCGCCTGTATCTCGTATTACAACCAGGGCTGCTTCTCCTAATGTGTTTGATTCAACAGTCCAATAAATTTCTGATTTTGGCGCCTTGTCTGCAATTTCTAGTAATACTGCTCGTAATATTTTTATCTGCTCTTCAATGATGCTCTTATTATGTTGCCATTCTGCTACCTGTTTCATTGATGGCAGTTCTAGAACTTCGATAGCTGCGTTGTCGCCGCCGGTGCCCATTGACGGATCTAGCGAGACAACGTAGGTACGACCGTCTCGGATTTTTTCATACCATCTAATCTGTCCAGTCTTATACAAAGGATCTACACCGTGAGCACTCAATTCTGAGAGCTTGGCAGAATTGATTAGTGTCTCACTAAAGGAAATAAACTTGCACTCGTGTTCTCTCTGAAAACGCTCAATACCAATCTTGCCACGCTCCACTCTTGCCCATGCCTCGTCTCGATCTGGATGCGATTCCCAGTTTGCATAGTATCCTTTGAAACCGTTCACGCCAATGCCGGTGTCATTGCCATAGTCATCGATTGTATTCTGTGAACCATGCCAGATATCTGCGAACTGGTCATCATCCACGTTAGGTGTAGAAGTGATAATACATTTACCACCCGTAGACAATGTAGGAGAAATAGATGTCCAAAACTCTCGCGCAATCTTCGGTGGTACGAAGGCAAACTCATCGAGGTATACTAGTGATAGAGACAGACCACGACCGGTGTTGGGTGTTGTTGCCTGAGCAAGGATACGAGATCCATTGCTGAACGCTATGCTACCCTTGTTGTATTCTGTCACCGCGGACCGAATATGGTCTGG